CGTAGAGACCGAAAAGGCCGCGCCGCAGGCCAAAGCCCCCAAAAAAGAGGAGCCCCGCCACAAAACGCTCGGCCGAAAGATCCTCGAGCGCTGCGGCAACGACACGGCGAAATTCAAAGCCTTCGTCATCGAGACGCTTGAGTGGCCCGGCGACACCGAGTTGAAGGGCAAATGGTTCGACAAGCTCACCGACGAGGAGCTGGACGTGCTTGAGGGCGCGCTTGGGGAACAGGTGATTTGAAAATGACCAGCCCGCTATTGCGATACCACGGCGGAAAATTTAGGTTGGCGGATTGGATCGTCTCTCACTTTCCTCCGCATACGACATACGTCGAGCCGTTTGGTGGCGGAGCAAGCGTGCTTCTTGCAAAGAGTCGCTCAAAAATCGAGGTTTATAACGACCTTGACGGCGATATTGTCAACCTGTTCCGCGTCGTTCGCGAACGCGGCCAAGAGCTTGCCGAAGCGATTTATATGACGCCTTTTTCGCGCGAAGAGTTCGAGGCGGCATATGAGGAAGCCGACGACGAGTTGGAGCGCGCGCGGCGAACGCTCATTCGTGCGCAAATGGGTTTTGGCAGTGCGGGAGCGACAAAGGGGCGAACGGGGTTTCGAGGTTTTGACGGCAGCGCAACCGCTCATCCTGCATCCGCGTTTGCTCAGAAATTGCCGCAAACAATTCTTGATGCTATGGAAAGGCTGCGCGGTGTCGTGATAGAAAACCTCGACGCTTTTGAGATCATACAACGCTATGATAGCGAAGAGACGCTTTTTTACCTCGATCCGCCATATACGTTTTCGACACGTTCAAGTGTCAACAGTGCGCGAAAATATTATCGTTACGAAATGACGGACGAAAAGCACGTCGAGCTTTTGGATCTCGCAAGAAACGTTCGCGGGAAAGTTGTCATCAGCGGCTATGCGAACGAGCTTTACGACGAAGCGCTGAAAGATTGGCATAGATACAGCGTCGCGGCAACGGCTTGCAGTGCTTTCGGTGCAGTGGGGCGTATCGAATGTTTGTGGGTGTCTCCGAAATGCGGGACGTCGTTGTTTTAAAAAAGGAGCGAATAATGAAAGCATATTTGGAGCGAGGAAGCGAAAAGATAACAGAGGGCAAAGAATGTTCAACAAGGTAATCCTCGCGGGCAACCGGAAAGAGGGGACGACGGAGTGAGCCATGATATTCCAAGTCGAATACGACTATCCGCCACTGGCGGAACCGGGGATGTACCACCTCAAGGTCGTGCAGATCGACGACATCCTCTACAAAGGCGAGGCGCGCAAGGTTTGGGCGCGTTTCATCACGCCGAATCTGCATATGCACGAAGAGGTGTTCGACATGTCCGACTCGGACGACGTCATCACGCTCGCGCGGATCGCGGCGCTCATCAGCCCGGAGGCCGCCGTGCGAAACGGCAACGTCGTGACGGTCGACACCACGAAGATGCTCGGCGGCTATTTCTACGCCGACATCGAGCCGAGCGAAAGAAAGGGGCTGGCGATCACCGCCCCGAAAAAGTCCAGACGAAGGCAGGACCCGACGGCCAGCTGGACATTCACAAGACAAAAAACGGAAGTGAAGGAGAGATGATGCAAGAGAGAATGTTGAACGTCAAAGAAGTTGCAAAAATGCTCGGGGTCTCGAAAAGCACGGTGTATAATCTCATCAACGAAGGCAAGCTGCCGAGGCCGATACCGATTACCGAAAGACTCAGACGATGGAAGCTATCCGACATACTGAACTACATCGAAAAGAAAGCCGGAAGTGCGGCGTAAGCGCTGCGCTTTTGGGGGCATTTTTGGGGGCATTTGAAAAAACAATGTCTCCGAAAATGCCTAAAATACGGCACTTCAAGATGTATTTCGATTCCCCTCAACTCCACCAATCTACCTTTCGAGAACTTCCAGAAAAATCCAGAAAATCCCCAAAATTAGGCACTTGAAGCGATTTTTGAGTACAATAGTGTCCAGCGAAAAATAGCGTAAGCGAAGATAATTTGGGGGCATTTTTGGGGGCATTTTGCTTTTTCTCCAAAAATTTGCCCCCAAAACGAGGGGGGATGATGGCATTGACGGCGACGCCGCTGACCGACGCGAAGGTAAAAACCGCGAAGCCGCGCGAGAGGGCTTACAAGCTCTTTGACGGCGGCGGGTTGTTTTTGTATGTCGCGCCGAGCGGCACGAAGACGTGGCGGTTGAAATACCGCGACCCGCGCACGAGGAAAGAGAGGCAGGCGACGCTTGGCAAGTATCCGGCGTTGTCGCTCAAAGAGGCGCGAAAGAGGCGGGACGAGTTCAAGGAGGCGCTGGAGTCCGGGGACGTGCCGGGGCGATCGGCCGCGCGGACGTTTGAGGAGGTGGCGCTGGAGTATATCGACCGCGCGCGCATCGGGGAGAGCCACAAAAAGCGGCAGATCGGCAGGTTGCGGCGCTATCTGTTCGGGCGGCTGGGCGCGCTCGATATTCAAGACGTGCGGCGCGGCGACGTGATCGCGTGCATCGACGCGATTTCCGATGAGAAGGCGGAGACGAAGCGGCGCGTCTTTACCCTGGCCGCGGCGGTGTTTCGCTATGCGGCGACGCGCGAATATGTCGAGCATAGCGTCTTGTCCGACATCGACAGGAGTTTTCTGCCCAAAAAGCGGGAAAACCACTACCCGACACTCACCAAAAAAGAGGATGTCGCGGCGCTGTTGCGGGCGATCGAGGCGTACCCGGACGAGATCACGAAACGCGCATTGTTGTTTGCGATCCTCACCGCGCAGCGGCCCGGAAACATCCGGCTGGCGAAATGGTCGCAAATCGTCGGCGACGTGTGGATGATCCCCGCGGAGGAGATGAAGATGAAGCGGCCGCACGCGGTGCCGCTCTCGCAAGCCGCGCTCGATGTGCTCGACGAGGTGCGCACGTTCAGCGGGGCGAGCGAGTATATCTTTCCGTCCCCGCTCTATCTCGACCGTCCGATGAGCGACAACACGATGAACATGGCGCTCAAGCGCCTTGGGTACAAAAACAAAATCGTCGCCCACGGGTTTCGCGCGATGTTTTCGACGATCGCCCACGAGCATTTGGGCGAGCACGGGTGCAGTCCGCTCGCCATCGAGGCGGTCTTGGCGTACAAAGAGGTCAACGAGGTCAAAGCGGCGTACAATCACGCCACATACGAAAGAGAGAAGAGGGCGCTGCTGGCGTGGTGGGCGGGGTGGCTCAACAGATAGCCGATGCGCCGTCGTCCATTCCCCGCACGGTGGCGACGAGATCTTCGGCGCGGCGGCCGACTTGGCGGTACCAGCGGCTGTCCGTCATCTCCTCGGCCATCGTCTCCCAGTCGCCGCGCTCGGCGGCGGCCAGGGTTTTTTTGAATCTCATAAGCCTTGGCACGCCCATGTTGTAGGCCATGTCCAATAGCACGTCTCGGATCGTCTCCGGCAGTCCGTCGAAAAACGCCAGCCGTTCGCGCAGCTCCTTTTCGACGAGCCCCAGGCGGTGGCGCAGGAGCATTTCCCCCTCCGCTTTCGTCAGCGGCAGCAGTGTGCCGTAGCCGATGGTCTTGTTGCCGAGCGTGTCGTAGTAGGGCATGCCGCGCCACCCTTCGCGGGCTTTGATGCGTTCAACGATTCCATTGTTCATTTTTCCACTCCGAGTTTTTTGGCGATGTAGTGTTCGAGCGTGACAATCCCGCGCGTCCCCTGGTGCGCGGAGATGCCGACGATCGCGGCGGTCAGCGGCTGCTCGATGCCACCGTATTCGCATAGATAGAAGGTGATGACCCCCAAGAAACCGGAGATCGTCACGTCTCCGACCCATTCGGACAGCGAAAAGCGCTTGATGTGCCCGTCTCTGATCTTGCGGATCGTATGCGCCGTGCCGCCCCATACCGAGAGCACCAGAACCCACACATAGGTCAAAACGTCGTAATTCGTCGGGTCTTTGTGTGGCATCGGTTCACCGCCCGCCATCGCTGTCACCACCAACAGACGAACTTGATCGGGGTGCGGCTTCGGCGGTCGATGCGCCAGGCGCACCCGTCTCTTCCTTTACGAGCTGCACGGTCGAATCGATGCGCCCGGCGTACTCGTCGATTTTTTTCAGGGCCGCCATCGCTTCCGGGCCGATCAAGTCCTCGTTGACGATGACGACTTTTTTGCCGATTTGATAGATGCCCTTGCCGACTTTGTAGGCCGGCTCCAGCGCGCTGAACGAGAAGCTGCAGCCGGAAACAAGCAGCGCAAGCGGCAGAAGATACCGTTTTTTCATCATAGTTTCACCTCCTTTCCGACCATGCCGTCAACGACTTTGCCCTGCCAGAAGGCCTCGTCGCCGAATTTCGAGACGGCCAGGTAGTAGCTTTTCGCCCTGATTTTCATGAAAGGGCGAAGCCATTTGTCGGAGGCTTCGACGATTCTGTTCAGGTTGTTGATGAAAACGCGGTCGGCTCTTCTCTTGTCCGATTCGCTTTCGCCCGCGTGGTACATGTAGTCGTGAATGTTGCAGGCCTCTTTGAACACCCCCTGCGGGATGAAGACGTTGAGCGCGCTTCCTTTCGCCCCGCAGCCGTTGCAGATCCGACTCTTTTCATCTTCGTCGAGGCGCCAATACTCTTTCGGCGCGTACAGTTTCACTTTCATGACATACTCTCCGTTTCGATCTTCACTTCGTATCCTCCGCTTCCGAACGTATGGGTGACGCTCTTGACGACGTGGGTGCCGTCGTCGCCGCCGAAGCCCTGCAGAATCGCCTTGCCGCCCGCGACGATGTTGCGCCCCGTCATCGTGAACGAGGCTTTGACGACGCCGCTGCCGAGTCGCTCGAGCATCCCGCCGGCCCTGCGCATGGCCTCCTCTTTGGTCTTGAATTTCCATTTCAGCTCGTACACGGGGCCACCGGAACCGACGACGATCTCCTCTTTTTTGTTCTCTTTCGTGTTCCACCAGATCGCTTTGACGCTCTTGTAGAGCGTGCGGTTGGCATACTTGATCGAGTAGCTCGCGCACTCTTTTTCGTTTATGACGAAAGTCGGGACGTTCTGTTTTTTCAAAAAGATCAGCGTGGCGTTTTTGATGTTGAAAATGGCGTTGTAGCGTTCGGCGAGGCGCGTGAGGAAGTGCAGATCGCTCTCGTTGGTCTGCGCGATATGGTCGAAAAAAACATCGCTCATGTCGCACTTGGCGGCCAGGCCGTTGCGACCCGCGATCATGCCGACGATGTCGCAAAGACTGATCTTTTCGTAGCTTTGCGTCCTGCGCTCCTTGATCGATCCGGCCAGGTCTGCGGACGTCGCTTTGACGCGCAAGAATCGGTCGGTACGGTCGGATGTCTGCACGAAAAACTTCCCGCAAAAATAGAGCCCGCTCTCCTTGTAGCCCAAATAGAGAAGCACGACATCTTTGTAGCTCGGCCTTGCGAAGTTGCGATCGAGCGTGATCGTCACTTCGTCGGCACGGTTGTCCTCTTTGTCGACGAACTGCACGGTCTCCGTATGTCCCGTCACGTCCGCACCGTTGATCAGGATCATCGCTTTGGGGGTCACTTCCACAGCGCTTTCTCCTCTATGATCTCCGGTTTTTTCCGTTTTTGTACGAGGCGCACGATGTCGCCCGGTTCGAGAATCAGCTTTTTCAAGAGTTCTCTATTCGCCTCGAGGACCTCCTCGAACTGCTCCAGATCGCCGTAGACTTCATAGACGATCTGATCGAGGCGCTTGGGGTCGGTAACGATATAGCTATGCGTCATAGCGTTTGACCTTTACGGTGAACTCGAAAAAAACCGACGCGCCGTTGTCCATAAACGTTCGCTTCGTGATGTCGATCCCCTCGATAATGACCTTCAGGCTTTCACCCGTCGCGAACGTCAGCTGCACGGGATTTTTCCCCTTCGCGATCCCGATGAGCGGATCGAGGGATTTGTTCGACTTTGCGACGAGCGACCCTTTCAGGTCATAGGACTCGACGTAGCCGTTGACGGCATGGTGGGTCGGATTTTTGCCGATGCGGTCCTTTTTCGACCAGGCGAACTGGAGTTTGCGGGAGAGTCGGTCGTATTCGCTCTTTTTCAGCTCGAACACGAAGCCACCGAGACTACACAACATCATGGAGTCCTACTTGGAATCGGTCGAACTCGATCTCTTCGATCACCGATTTGATCTTCTCTTTGATTACTTCCGGCGCCTCTTTGGCGTTTTGGACGATGATGTCGCCAAACCGGATTGTCACGTTCGTTTCGTGTGTTGCTGATGGTGCGCATGTCTCATCGACGCAAGAAGGCTGTGCGGGCATTTCGCTTGGCGCAGATATTCCCGGAATGGATGCGGGCGGCACCGCATCGATATGCACCGGGACCCGCGCGTGTTTTCCCGGCATGACGGTCGGGATGGTCGGCTTTGGCGCCATGACTTCCGGAACGATGGGACCGGACCGTTCGACGACAGGCTTGATGGGGTCTGGGGCTGTGATGCCGATATTTACAGGTCTTGGCGGGATGACGGTCGGGATGATTGCCGGGGGCGCATCGACGGGCACGGTAACGGGCATTGGCGCATCGACGACGGCGGAAACCGGCGCAGGTTCGATGATCTTCGGCGCAATGGGCTCTGGCAAAACCGTTTCGATCGAAAGCGGGCCGGGATCTTGAATAGTCGGCGTGATCGGTTTTGGCGCAACGGTTTCGATCGCAACCGAATCGGGTCGTGATACGGCAACCGATATGGGGTCGGGGGCGACCGTATCGATCGTCACGGGTTTGGACTGCGCCGTGGCGTATCCATATCGCGACGACTGTGTGGCGTCCTCTTTCGCAAAGACGCTCTTTTGCGTCGGGATATGGACCGGCTCCGCCGCCACGAGCGTCGCCCCGAGCGTCGCGGCCGTGGCGACTTTTTTGGCGGTTTTCCCCATCTTGCGGGACGGCCTTTCCTCCTCTTCGTCGTCGCCGAACCAGCCGCCGAACCAGCCGCCGCTCTTTTTCCTCTTTTCTCTCTTCTCTTCTTTGTCGTCACCGCCGAAGCCGAAGAAGCTCTTGACGCTCGTTCCGATCGACGCGAGCTTGTCGACGGCTTTTCCGACCCATGCGAACTTCTGCCCGAGCCAGTCGAACACCGGTTTCCACATTTTCACGATGATGCCCAGCGGCGAAAAGGAGATCGCTTTCTCGATACCGCCCCATGCCCACGAAAAAACGGATTTGATTTTCAGCCAGAGCGACGTGAAGAACCCGCCGAGCTTCTCCCAGTTGTCGTAGATCAGCCAGGCGCCGCCCGCGATGGCGGCGACGGCGATACCGACGGGGTTGGCCAGTAGCGCCCTGCCCAGCCACAGCGCCCCGCGTCCCGCCGCCTTCAGCGCGCCGCCCAGCATCCCGGCGGCCGCGCCGAGCCCTCTGGAGGCCGCCGCGTAGGCGTTGGTGGCGAATGTCGCGACCCCGAACCGCGCCGCGACGCCGCCGATCGAGGTTTTCAGCAGCGTAAAGGCCATTCCGGCCTTCGAGAGACCGGAGACGACGAAGGTCGCGGCGTATCCGAGCGCCGACGAGGCCACGACGAAGCCGCCGATGCCGATCGTCGCGAAGCCGATCGCTTTGCCGACGAGAGGGAATTCCTCGTTGAGCTTCGCCAAACCGTCGAAAAATTTCGCCAGATAGTCCGCCGCCGTCTGCAAGGGCGGCAAAATCACCGATCCGAGCGCCACGCCGATGCGGTCGAAGGAGTTTTTCAGCAGCTGGAGCTTGTTGGCCGTGGTCTTGGAGCGGTTTTCGAACTCCCTTTGCATGCTGCCCAGATAGTTTTGCTCCTGCGCCGTCAGCCGCAACGCCTTCTTGTAGTTCTCCAGCCCGCCGACAAGCAGCGCGATGTCGTCGCCGTATTCGGCCCCGAACAGATCGCTCAGCACGCCCATCCGAGACTGTCTGTCGAGATCTTTGACGGCTTCCAGCACCGCCATGATCGCTTTTTGCGGATCGTTCTCGACGGCCATCTTGATTTCGACGCTGCTCAGTCCGAGCGCCGCGAGCCCTTCTTGGAACTTCCTGCCCTGCTTGTCCGCCGTGGAGAGTTTCGTCAACAAGGCGTTGATGGCCGTGGCTGCGACTTCCGGCGGCTTGCCCATCGCCAAAAACGCGTCGGAGAGCGCGGCGGCCTCTTTGGCCGTGAGCCCGAACACCTTGGCGGTTCCGCCGATGCGCGCCAGCACCTGCACCATGTCGCTCGCCTTGGCGGCGGTGTTGTCGGAGAGGTGGTTGAGGGCGTCCCCGAGCTTCGACACGCCGTCGAGCCCGAGACCGTAGACGTTCATCAGCTTGGCCACGCTCTCTCCGGCCGCATCGGCGCTCATATCGAACGCCGTGCTCATCTTCGCCACGATCTTCGTGAAATCGGCGAGCTTCTCCTTGGCGATGCCAAGCTGCGCCCCGCTCGCGGCGATCGCCGCCAGCCCGTCGGCGGCGATGGGGATCTGGGTGGAGAGCCGCTGGAGGGCGGCGCCGAATTTTTTCGTTTCGCTCTCGCTCAGATTCGCCACCTTCACCACGTCGGCCATGGCGCTCTCGAACTCGATCGCCTTTTTGACGGGAAAAGCCGCCGTGACGCCGATCGCGACGGTATCGACGAGTTTGGAGCGGAACATCTCCCGCTTCTGCGCCATCTGCCCGATGCGGATTTTGTGTTTGTTGAGATTTTCGACGGCGGCGCCGAGTCTTTTGAGCTCGCCGTTTGTTTCGGCCGCCTTTTTCTTGGCCCGATCGAGATCGTCTGCGAGTTTGAGCTTTTTGGACGAAAGCGAAGAGATGACCGCGGACGTTCTTTGCAGTCGGTTTTTGAGCGTGCCCGCCCGTTTTTGCGCATCGTCGAGCTTTTTGGAGAGGTTGAACTTCT